AAAAGTGTCCACAACACAAACGCTCCAGTAATCCAGCTTTTACCGACTCCTCGGAAGGCTTGAATCTGTAGTCGTTTAGGTCCGTGTTGTAAGTAGTCAGCAATGGCGTACTGTGCTCGGGTTGGAGAAGGAAGATCAAGCTGCTGCCACAGTGCTTGTAGAAACAGCTTGAAATCATCCTTGAGTGCATCAAGGACGTTCATCATACACCTTTCAACTTGCCAAATGACATTCCATATTGGGAATACATTTTGTTCATTCGTTCAAGTTCTTTACCTGCAGCCTTAGTGCCTTGACGACGCAATGTTTCAGCGTGATCTTTAAGGATTTGACGATCAGAATCACTAAGGTAACCAGCAATCTTCATCTCATTGCGCTTAGAAGCAGCTGTATTGGATGTTTTCATGGATTATGGTAGAATATACGTAAGAGCGCCTAGAGGCCCCTTGTAGAGGCTCCTAGGCACCAATGGTGAAGGTTTAATCAGCAAGCTTTACTCGCGGTTTGATGTAGGCATTGTGGATACGCTCCACACGACCAATACCAGAAGTAATAGCACGTAATTGTTGTTGAGGATCCTTAGGTCTAATCCTCATCTCAGGATCATACGGCATGTTCATCAATGCCCCGATATTAAGTGAAGCATTTTTAGCTGGGAAGTAACCATGCCCCACTTGAGCACGACCCATAGGGTTTTGACCGTTGATATATCCAATCTTTAGGTCACGCAGTAGTTGCTGTATCTTCTCTTGAATAGTTTGTTGTTTAGGTTTAGGCATCAGATGTCCCTATTACCGAATACTTTACTAAAAGCACTTCTAATAGGATTAACAATAAAGTACTGCGCTTCATTTGTAATCCTAGCACCTACCGGGTTAACTACTTTATTAACCTTGGGCATTAAGTTAGTAACTTGTTGTACCGTCTGTTGTATGGCTTGCTGTTGCTGTTTAGTAGCAGCACCCATGCCACGTTTAACTTCACGCCATTGACCACCTTTCTGCTCTAAACCATAACCAGGTTTATCCATTAAGGTGTTAGTGTCAGTGTTAAGTGGTCGTAACTTACCACCAACATTTACCATGGTAATAGCTGGCTCAGGAGCACCTTGTATGTCGCCAAGAGGTGTGAGGGATTCAGCAGCAATAGGAATAGCTTCAGCTGGATTATCACTCAGTAAAGCTGTGGCAATACCTAGTCCAGCTGCTATGGGACCAGCTTTACTTAATCCTTTTGGCAGCAACCCTTTGGGCATACCTTTTGTAGTAACCGTAGGCCCTTTGGGCATTGCAGGTTTCACTACTCTAACCGGGCCAGCATTAGGGGCCTCTACAGTCGGAGCAAACTTAGAAATATCATATTGCTTTTGACCAGCCTTAGCCATTTCCTTGATGTCAATGCCTTCACCAGCTCGCTCACGTATGTAGTCATACATGGCAACTGGATTAGCGCCTTGTTTAGCCAGTTGATCAAAGGTGTAATTTAATGTCTCTAAATTATCGGTAGGTAATAATCTGGAACTTTGGCCACTTAGGGTTGTTCCAAGTAAAACTGAAATATAAGGATTAAGAGGAGACCCAGTAAGCCCACCCCTGGTGGGAACGTCTTGCATCAACAAAGCAGCCTCTCCCAAGCCTTGTACTTTGTTGGTAGCCATACCAAGGTTCTCTACCTCATATGTAGTTTGAGGTCTAAATGGATTCTCAAGACTACGACCAGCAGCCTGGTTAGCTCTAGCATATTCCTCTCCTGCTGCTGCTATATTACCAGGGGCACCAGAAGCAGAAGTTTCAAAGTGCCCAAGGTCAAGCTTCATACCCAACCTTCTACCAACCTCTTGAGCAACCTTTTGAGCATTGGTCCATTCTCTTCCTTCTAGTTTACTTAGGTCTTGAGCAGAGAATCCTTGGTTTGCTTTATTCCAAGCCTCTACTAACGCTGGGCTTTGAGCATCCCTAAACTTTCTACCAATAAGCTTGCCTTTGTTGTCGAAGAAAGAGCGAGGCAAGGTAATGCCCAACTCACTAAGTGCCTGTTCCTTGGTTCTACCAGCAGCCATTAAAGCCCCTACAGCATCCGACACTTCATTAGGTGCATTAAACTCAGAAGGAATTAAATTAGCTGCTTGGTATTGACGCATAACATTAATCTGCCCTTGTGGGTCAGTAGTTGTATACGTTCCTTCACCTAGTACTTTTTTAATCTCACGACTTTGCTGACTACGCACAGGCATTTTACGTGGAGCCATTACTTAGCTCCCGACAACAGCCGACTCACCACGCATACGACGCTTACGTTCCTCTTCCATCTTGGCCATCATTGCCTCACGACCTGCACCAGGGCGTTGACGAGGCTTTTCGTCACGTTTAGCTTTAGGAGGGTTAGGCTTATTATTAGAGTCCATATAGGTACCAGAGGTTTTTGCCTTACTATAGTCCTTAGACTTTTGTGCCTTCATGCCAGTGTCAACATCAGTACGGAAGTTCTCAGCCTTAACCGACTTAGCCCGTGTACCAATAGGGTTTTCTTTAATGTCTTGTGAGGTTACCTTCTCACCTTTCTGACGACGTTGGGATGCTTCGATCATTTGTTTGATCTCTTCACGCATCTCTTTAAGTGTTTTCTTTTTGTCCATGATTAACGAATGTGTGCTAGGATTAATGTTTCCCTATTGGTAGGGCCAAATGTATCTCTCATCCATTGTAACCAATTTCTACTGCCTTTAGCCTGATTACATTTCCTACAGCTGGGTACCAAATTTGATGTAAGGTCTTCGCCACCAAGACACTTAGGGCGAACGTGATCAAGTGTAAGTTCATGTAATTCATAAGTTTCTCCGCAATAAACACATTGACAGTTAAAGTATTCTTTAATTGCACGACGGTGTAGCCTTTTTGCTTCAGAGCTTGTCATCGTTATTAGGTTGTGGAGGTAGTGATCAGGACTAGGCAGGAGTGGAGTCATGTTACAGGATCAGGAAGTCAGCCATACTTCTTACCCTTACGTGGGCGTGTACGATTAGCTTTAGGTGATTCTAATTTACCTTTGTTAGGACCAGTATGGGAAGCATCCATACCATCACCATTACCATAAGTACCAAGCTTACGGTTTAGCTTATTTGCGTTAGTACGGATCTTGAGGCCTTCTTTTGTCTTATTGTAAGCAGCTTGTTGCTTGAGGCGCTTAGCCTTAGCCTCAGGGTTAGACTTGTAATAGTTAGATGTGCGACTTGCCATACAACCTCTTCTGGATAAGTTCAGGGTCTACCTTAGGCATAATGGTAGCTAGTTTATCAAGGGGGTTACCTTCGTAAGCAACCCCACTGATGTCATTTTTAGATAGCCAATCACAAGCTGCTTTTAGATCAGCAGTTGAAGCTTCACCTGATTTAATGCGAGCAAGGAACTCACTAGTTACTAGGTTATGCAGTTCATTGAACTGATCCTCTGTGGCCTTCTTGTTAGCCATTTCTTAATACAATTTGATCTAATTTATTTTCGATGCGGATCATGTGATCCTCCATCTTTTGTAAAGCATTGGCTAGTTCTTGTCGTGGCACATACTTCTCAGCAAGACGCAACTCAATCTCATCGATACGTTTATCAATACGATCCATGCGTGAGTTAGTTCTATTAGTGAGCGAGGCTACACCACCACCGACTCCAATAACAAGGGATGCAACTCCCGTAATAATTGCCTCAACCATTTTCCTTGAGTAGACGTTGTAACTTGGCAGCATATAGTGGGTCAGTTGCGTATCCTTCTTTTACCAATAGTTCGGCACATTCATTAGGTGTAGAGGCGCGATTAACGCCTTTGTAACCTTTGTAGTCCTTGTACCAACGATCTACAATGTAGGCAACACAGGCATCAAGAGAAGTAAAGTTCTTGAACCAGGCATCAACCTTAATCTCCATACCACCGACAAACTCAGTAGTTGAGACAAGAGTACCTTCACCATCCTTACCTTTAATGCCAAAGTAGTTATTCTTACCAGAGGTATGTTTACCATAGCCACTTTCAAGAGCCCATTGAGCAGCTACTACTTGTGGGAACTTAGCACCTGCCTTAGAAGCGGCAGTAATTACTCCCTCCCAGGTGTTAGCGACAGGAGCGATAGGTTGCGGAGTATTGGTTGGGCGGAAGGTCATGAACCAACCAGTCCCTTTACCTTCGACTTCCCAACGCTTTAACCAATTCTTCCAGGAATACTTAACTTCCTTACCACCGGAACCAACTTTGACATAGCCACCGTTAACGTTATCCATCTCACCGTATGGATCGTGGAAGACACCATGTTCCCCAGTGTCCCCAATGAGGAGCATCCAGTGGCCACCACCAACAGGTTTGGAGACATGACCTTTGTGGAGGATGCCAACAGCGACGGGAAAACCAGCCTTTAGTTCATTGAGTAGAGCTTGTCTTGTTCCTTTTTGGTAAAAAGAAGCAAAGACACCATACTGCTGACAGGCTTTAATTTGACTAGTGGAGAGTGTAGTATCACCGTATTTAAGGACTGTTCTCAAGTAATCATCATCTGCATTACTACCCTTTAATGCATCAGGACGGAGATACTTGATAGCCATAGCGCATGTTGAGCTAAAGCACATCCGATCTCCGTGACTTGTTGCACTATCTGTCTGAGGGTAGTACTGCTTAACTGGCAGCAGTACCATTACTATTTCCCTCTAAAGGTACGGCGAATACGACGAACAGTGTCATCCTCAGTACGTGTCTTACTGAAGTAAGCAGCTGCCATAGAGATAGCTTGTGTAACACTATTAGCTTTACGCTTTTTAGTTACACCAAGGTACTCAGAGACAATGAAAAGGATGAAGAAAGCAAGTGTCTCATACGACACTTTAATACCAAGAATAGTGATCATGGTTAGTTAAAAATAAGGGTATCATTACCGGAGCCGCCAAAGAGTGTATCTCCGGTTATTACAGTGCCACTGGTGACGCCATCAACAACAGGAATAGCGCCGTCAATCGAAGCACCACTTTCCCAGTTATTGAATGCAGCACTAGTGACATACTCAGCAAGCTGCTCAGTGGTCTCTGTAAGGCTCAGGAAGGCTTCCTTATCGTTGCTCATGGCACGTATCAAGGAACGCCTCTCAAGCACGCTCTGAGGGGCTTGTAGGCCTGTCTCAGAAGCACGAGTGATAAACCAGTCCGTCTGAGCAAGTAAAGATCCAGCGGTCTGTTTGATTTGTGAAGTCCACTGTTCGACAAGTTGAGCGTGGTCTTTTGGATTACCTACACCCCAATAGAACCTTTGGTCGTACCAAGGCTCATCTTCGGTCTCGGTAATACCAAGTGCTGCCCGTTCCTCAGGACTGGATAATCTCAGCCAGTTTGCTGGGTACTGAGTTCCATCTTCAGTTGTAAA